AGAATAGGCCGATCTTGGTAATGAATATTCCCGTCTCGCCAGTAGAAGGTCCAGTAGCAGTCCAAGTCTGAGCGATTGGGTCCGCGCCCTGGCCGAATTCGCGCGGGACAGGGTTAGCAGAAAAAGAAGTAGCCACTGCTGATGAAGTCGATACGAGAGTCTGACTCTGAGTACTTGAGTTGAATGATATTACTGGCTGAGTATAGTTCAGTGTAGCTGACTGCTTGGTAACTGAAAGGTTAGAAGCACTGTACGTAGCAGTAGAGCTGGTAATGATAGCATTTGCACCAGTAGTAAGGTTGCTTACGTTACACAGCTTGAATACGCGATCGCCAACCCTAAACATGTTTGCAGGGATGTTGAATATTCCGAATACCTGACCGTCTTTGTCAGACACCAGTTGATCGCCAAAGTTACCCTGCTTAATTACAACGTCTGCTTCTTTACCAGCAGAAGGATTAGTTACTCCAGAAATTATTCCAGGGGCGCAGTACGCGCTGACTGGAATAGAATCAAAGAATGCATACACTTTAGTATTAGGCTTAAGGTTGTGAGCTACGAATGCTACCTGCCTGCTTCTTATATAAGGGCTAATAGAGAAGTCGGTTACGTAGTTTCCAAAGTTATAGCTAGTAGTATTACTTCCAACCGATAGAGTATCAACAGTTCTCTGCTGAGTAGTCTGGGTCTGAAAATTGGTAGTCGTAGTATTGAGTGTGCCGCCGCTGATGGATAGTCCACTGGTGCTAGTACCAGTAGAAGAAGTAGAGCTTCCAGTAGTTCTCCAATCACCAAATGTCGTACCAAATGGGCTGTTTGCAAATTGATTCCATGGAGTAGAAGTATCGATGTTAACTACTACGTTAGCACCCTGCTGATCATCTCTGTAGTAGTCAAATGCCGGATACAGGTTGAGGTTGCCGTTCCACTGCCATACAGACTCAGTCGGGTTTCTATACTTAGTAGCAAAAGGCTGTACAATATATGCTAGGTGAGTGTAAGGTACAGTAACAGCTGACCCGGTCTGTTGAGTCGTAGAGTTAACAGCATCATATAAGAAGTCGTTAGGCTGAGTAGTAAAATACGGACGAGCATAGCCATTTTGAGAGTCGATTGAGATCCTGTACTCAATGTCTTGAACGTTGCCGTTTGTATGGTCATTGAACGGATCTGCAAAGATGCCGTTCTTGAACCTGTTGAGCGCGGAGTTTGCTGCTGATGGTATGTTGTAGTTAGTAGCCTGCTGCTCTAGCGAATTCAGAGTAACGTAGTATTCGAGTCTCTTGATACGCGAATCAAAGCCGCCGATATCACGCATAGTGTAGCGCTTGTTAGTCTTAATTGACATTTGTTGTATAATGTCTTTTCTAGCATACTTCTCACCTTCTTTGATAGTAAGTGAAGGATACGGTGGGACGTATACCTGAGCGATCGACATAGTGTCGTTCTCGATTAGTGGAGGAACTGGATTGACAGAAGGAACACCGCTCTTTACGAGCATGTTTCCTTGCTTGTTCATTACAACTGCATCGTATCTTCCAAGGTAGTACTCAACGTCAGCGTAGATATTTGAGTTTGGCTCTGCCATATATTCAATGGTAGACGTGATGTTGAATGAGCTATTTGAGACTGATGGATTGATCGTAGCAGACCCGATGACGCTGGTCACGGTGGCAGTGTTGTACTTCTGTGGACGGAAGTCAAGGGCGTTTCTTAGATCAATAGGGCCAGAAGTAGACTGGAACAGTGAGATCTGTGCGGTCTGTATAGCAGTGGTGTTAGCAGTATTTGCATCATCGATTGGATATGAGTCGATCGAGAAGTATCCAACACCTGCAGCAGAGTTAGCAGTAAAGTGATCAAGCTCGATGAGGATCTTAGAAGAACCAGTGATGTTTCCGGAATATGGTGGCTTTACGTAAAGCTTAGCATGGTCATAGAAGTCATCTCTCTGTCCATTATCCAGTACAAACCAGTCCTTTACCTGTGGATTAGTATTAGCATACGTGGTACCAAGATAGATGTTTCTTATATTATAGACATCTATTAGGCCTAGGTCCCATGGTCCAGTAACGTATGAGGCATTAGCAGAGCAGTTGATCTTTACGAAAGTACTCTGGTTGACTACTTTTCTAGCACCAGTAGAAGTTGACTTGGTTACTGGATATGAGCCGTTGACAGTAAAGTTAGCGGTATCAAATGCTACGCCTGCATTAGCAGTAAAGCTAAGTGCGCCAGAAGAAACGTTTACCGCTGCCAGCTTAAAGATATGACCTTCTGGGTAGTAGTGCTGAATAGCATATGATGCGTATGTAGCACCAGGTATCTGAGTAAGTACTATAGAAGTGCTGTTAGTGATAGCATTGACGTTGTATACCACCGATGTTGAAGAGTTAGATACTCGTATATCTTCGCCTACAGTAAGCTGAGTAGTAAATGACGTACCGGTACCAGTAGCAATATTGTTTCCGGAAGTAACGCTTACGGTTCCTGAAAGATTAGCAGAGTATACTGCTGAGTTTGTACTTACAGTGAATTGATTAAGAATAGCATCTGCATTGTAGTTGCCTGCGCTTATTGCTAGCTTTTCATTTCCACCTGGAGCAGCAGTGTTCAGGCTAAACGTAGCGACGCCTGTGTTCGACATAGTAACGGAACTTACCTGTCTATAAGTAAACGCAGTCTCAGAAGAAGAAGCACCGTTTACTACAAGCGTCTTAGTGGCTGCATACCCGAGAGGAAATACTGGGGCTGAATATGTAGATCCGTTGAGTACTGCCACGCCGCCTTGAAGTACTATGTCAGCTCTGCAGTATCCTGCCGTGGAGCTTCCAGCAAAAGACTTAGCACTCGCAAAGCTCTTTCCAGTATTCATTACGATGTTGTAGATATACAGCGCATACTGTGTGCTATACAGACCTTTTGTTCCAGAATAGTATTCAAAACCGCGGACGTTAGCATACCCGATGATATTTCCAGTAGCGGCCGAGCTAGCGTTTTCTCTGTCAGTCAGTGAAGTCTGCGCAGCATCATAGATAGCGACAGTAGCCAATGTAGCATCGTTAAAGATTCCCATTGCCTGATTGACTACGACATAGCTACCATAGTTTGCAGTAATACTTACCTGACGCTCGATGTTTGTATTTGATGCTCTCGGTGCAGATACTGAAACTGCACCCGTCTTCTGTACTTCATAGCCCTTGACAAAAGCAGTACCAGTAGATACTTCATAGTAAAAGCTCTGACCATTTGCGGAGTCGGCATAAGAGTCTACTGTGAATGGATTTACTACAAAGTCGCCATTTGTATCATACAGCCTCTGGGCCATCGTCTCCATCAGCTTGGCTGTAGGATCGTTGTTTGCCTGCTGAGTGATGTTCTGAGAATTCTCAAACTCAGCTACTGCAAAGAAGTTGTTAGATACTTCTGAGCGAAGCTTAGCTACGAGTATAGGCGTAAGCTGCAGGCGGTGTGCACCTGGTGCGTTATAGTTGGTAGAACCATTGGCATTGTCATTGAGAGAGGCGTCTTGATTCTCAGTAACGATGCTCTCGAGTGTCTCAAAGCCTACTACGTAGTTGTTGACTGACTGATCATAGTTTCTTACGATGATGACTTGATTTTCTACCTTGGAGAAGAAGCCTTTCTGGTAGACAGTACCGTCGGATACCTGAATACCATAGCCATACCCCGTAGCATCTATAGTAGAATTAGATGCGATTACTCCGATCGAATCTATCAGATAGCTCGGATTTAGAGCCGTGGACTTAGCTTGATTCTTATTATAGACGTACAAGGTGTCATTAGCCTTGAATTCATATACGTCATTGTTTGAACCGTCTTTGCCAGTCTGGACGTAGTCTAGATACCAGAGATTGGTATCTGGGTAGTTTGCCTTGTAGCCACGCACCGAATATGCGACGTATGCCTGTACGGCAGTATTAGCGTTTGTACTATTAGTTATGAGGTAAGTCTTGTCAAACTCAGTTACTGCGCGAGAAGTATTTGCATTAAAAGTATCTGCGAGACGAACGAACGGCTGGTTAGCGCGGTAAGTGACATGAATGCCGTCGACGATAGACCCGTCTTTAAACGTATAGTCGCCGTACTTGGATACTTGGTTCTGAAGGATAGTCTGAAGCTGGTTAAGCTCTCTTGCCTGTACCGCAACGGATGGTCTAAAGAGGATCTTGTAGTATCTCTTGTCTTCATTAAAGTCATCTAGATACGTGGTCTGAATTGCAGTCGCGATGTTATTGCTGAGCGAAGTTGGCATCTCGGTTCCTTAAAGTGTGACTATCA